GGCTTCCTCGGGAGTGGGGGTCTTGTCGTCGGCCATGGGTAGTTACCTCCATCTGGATTGCAGCGCGGCATCCGCGCCGTTCGGGAAACGCGCCAGCCTAGGGGATGGTCGCGCTCGGCGCACTGGTCGCCGAGGCCGAGCCCTGCGAGTTGGTCGCGGTCTCCTCGACCTTGACCGTGTGCGTCTGGTCGGCGACGGCGAGGGTGTAGCTCGTGCCGGTCGCCCCGGCGATCACCGTCGAGGCATCGCGGATCCAGCGATAGGTCAGCACCGGAACCGGGTTGCCGGTCCATGTGCCGTTGGTGACGGTCTGCACCTGCCCAAGCGTCGCCGTGCCCGCGCGCGCCGGCGCCACGACGTTGACCGGCGCCGAGAGCATCGCCCCGCGTCCGCCCCGGCTGCGTATCGTCCGCGCCATTCGGTTATCCTTTGGAAAGCGGCCGGGAGCGGGTGCCCCCGGCCAGTCCGGCAAGAACTCAGATCACCAGGTAACGGACGACGTCCACGCGACCGTGCCGGTGCGCAGAAGTGCCCAATTGAGGTCCATGGTCATCCGCAGGCCGAGGCTATCGGTCTGCCACAGCGAGCGCGTCGGGGTCGCCAGCACGCCCGAACCCTGCGCGCCGGTCGCGATCGGCAGCGGGGTCGTATCCTCCATGTGGATCGTCGCCTGGTCGGAGACGTCAAAGCGCATGTCGTCGCCGGTGAGGCTGATGAAGTCCGCGGCGTCGACGAGGATGATCATTCCCGCGGTGATCGTGGTCGACTGCAGCACCGGATAGCCGCCGAGCGTGCCGCCGTTGATCTGACCGGCGAAGACGAAGTCGCCGCCGGCGTTCTGGGTGAGGGCGATCGACGTCGCCTGGATCGGGTTCATCAGCCAGACCGGCGAGCGCAGGTTGCCGTTGCTGGCGGTGACCAGCGCCGTCTGCAGGCCCTTGACGTCGCCGACCAGCGCCGCGAAGCCGCCGCCGGCGGTCGCCGTGGTGGTCGAGACGCCGTTGCGGATGCCGGCCGGGGCGATGGCGGTCGCCGCGGTGTTGCTGACGAGGACGGCGTCGATCGCCGCCGAGGTGTCCTCGGTGATGAAGCGCCGCAGGATACCCTCGATGTCCGGCGTCGAGTGCTCGGCGATCTCCCGGGTGAAGGTGGTGATCACGCCGAGTTTCTTGATCCCGAGGGTGATCGGCGCGAGCAGCGCCTGCTTGACCGGGATCGGCGCGCCCTGGGCGACGAAGGCGCCGGCGACCGATGCCGGGGTCGAGGAGCGCGTCGGGAAGGTCATCGAGCCCGAGCGGCCGAAGCCGGTGCGGATGCCGCGCGACGACAGGCCGGGGAAGACCGACGCCGCCGTCAGGCTGTCGATGAAGTCGGCGACCGCGGTCTGAACGAGGGTATCGGCCCAGCCGGCGCCGGTGGTGGTCGCCGGAGCCGAGGCGGCACGGGTGACGACCTGGTAGACCTTCTGGGTCACCTCGTCGTCGCCGTAACGCTCCATCATGATCTCGGAGCGCGGGCGCTGCTGGATCTTGGAGAGGGCGTTGACGACATGGGCGCGGAGCACGTAGTCGGCCGGCGCGATCTCCTTGCGCGGCATGTTGAGCGGCCGGCGCGAGACGGCAGGCGCGGCCGGAGCGGCACGCTCCTTGAACGGCACCACGGCCGTACCGGAACCGCCCCGGCCCAGATTGGCTTCGGTGCGCTGCAGGGTGGCGAGGCTGGCCCGGCCGTCCTCGATCAGGACGTTGAGCTTGTCGATCTCGGCTTCGTTGAGATCGTCGGCGCTGGAGAGCTCCTCGAGCCGATCGCCCCAGGCGGTGAGGTCGGCCTGCATCTCGACGATGCGTTCGGACAGAGACATGGGTGTTTTCCCGGAATGTGAGGGGGTCGCGGCGGTCTTGCCGAGGGGAGTGCCGCGAACCACGGTCCGATCGTCCATGCCGGCCGGCTTGCCGAAGACTTCGTCGATGGTTTTCTGGCTGATGTGCAGACTCTTCGCGAGCTGCAAAGCGTTGGGATTGGCAGGGATGGTGACCAGGCTGCACTCGAGCAGCTCGGCCTTGACGTAACGGCGAGGCCCCGAGGCATCGCCGCCCTTCTCCATCGGCCTCGCCGCAAGCGGGATGAAGCCGACGCTAACCGCAGGTAAAAGGCCTTGCTCGGCCAGGCTGCGAATTTCATCGATGCGGGCGGAGGTGCCCGCCTTGGCGAACTCGGCGCGGCCGACGAGGCGGTTGCCCTCGACGCGGACGTCACGCCAGCGCCCGAGCGGCGCATTCTTGTCGTGGTTGAAGAGCAGCATGGGGTTTCCGGCGAAGCGGCTCAAATCCCAGCCGCTGGCCTCGATGACCTCGCCCATGCGGTCGACGCTGTCGTCGCTCATCACGTAGCGCAGCCCGGAGCCCGGCTCCTGCGCGACCGCCTTAAAGACGATGCGATCATCCGCCATGTCAGATTCCTTGTTCGGGAAAGGCGATCAGCCGATCATCGCCATGAAGTCGACCGGCGCCGTCGCCTCGTAGGTGCCGGCCATCGCCTGGGCCATCGTCAAGGCGACCATGCCGTCGATACGCCCGTACGACTTCGACTTGTCGAGCTGGCGGTTGCCTTTGGAGTCGGCCCTCACCGTCGCGTTCTGTGCGCACATTTCCAGAACCGGGTGGTTGCCGTGGCGAATCCGCTTATTGAGCAGCGCAGATTCGAGCGCGAGCATGGCCGGAGACATGCTTTGCGGCCCTTGCCCGAACGGCTCGAAGATCGCGGCGTCGCCCTCAAGCTGGTTGTCGTTGAATCCGGTCTCGGAAAGCAGCGGCTTCAGGTGCCGCCAACCCCAGCGGTCGAAGGCGATCTTGCGGACGTCGTGCGTGTCGCAGAAGTCGGCGAGGAAGCCGGCGACGAAGCGGTAGTCGATGCTCGGCCCCGGCGTCGTGTTCAGCCAGCCGGCCTTTGCCCAAACGTCATAGGCGACCCGGTCGAGCCGCGCTTTTTCGACCAGCCCCTCCTCGGGCAACCAGAACGTCGGCTTGACGTGCCACAGGTCATCGATCGGCGCCATCGCCACGAAGGCGGTCAGGTCCGAGACGCTCGACAGGTCGAGGCCGGCGAAAACCGGGGCATCGCCGAAGCTCGCGACCACCGGCCCGCCGTTTTCCTTCCATGTCGTCCGCGAGATGAACGGCGCCGACTGGTCGACCCGCTGGTTCAGTATCAGGTTGCGATACTGCGCCTCACGGCTCGGCATCCGTCGCGCCGACTCCGCTTGCTCGCGAACGGTCTTGGCGTTGAGGAAATCGCCGAAGGCCGGATTCGCCGCGCGGATCGCCTCGTCGCTGAACGGGTCCATTTCCACCGGCGCGGTGTAGAGCGAGATCACCGTGCTCGGGTCGCCACCGGCCAGCGCGTCGTCAATCAGTACCGAGAGGAGGTCGGCGTCGGTCGGCGACTGCGTCGAGATTACCACCGACAGCGGCTCCTCCTGCGCGCCGGTCGCCGTCTCGAGGGCGTCGTAGAGCTCGCTCCGCGGGCCCTTCACCTGCCCGAGCTCGTCATGAACCACCAGCACCGGCGACAGGCCATATGCGGTCGAGGCCTCCGCCGAAAGCGCCCGGTACAGCGTCCCGAGCTCCGGGCAGTAGATCTGTTTCGCCGTGTCGCGGATGCCGCAGACCGCGTGCAAGTCCGGCGACTGGCGGATGATCTTGCAGGCGAGGCCGAAGAGGATCGACGCCTGGTCGCGAGACTGCGCCGCCGAGAACAATTGCCCGTTGGGGCGATGCTCCGGCCCGCACAGGTGCAGGAGGAGGAGGAACGAGGCGAAACTGGTCTTGCCGTTTTTGCGCCCGAACGAGAGGATCGCCCGCCGCGTCCCGGCCGGGTTGTCGTAGATGCGGCGCAGCTCGTCCTTCTGCCACTCGCGCAGCTTCACCGGCTTGCCGACGTCCTTACCCTCGGGTACCCGGCAGTAACCCTGGATCCAGCGAATAGCCGCTTCGGCCCGCGTTTCCGCAGGCAGTTCCGCCTTCCGCCGACGGGTCATCGCCGGTTCAGGCTTCCCAGGGCTTCAGGCCGCGCTTCGACTGGCGCGCCGAGGCGTCGGCCGCTTCCGACCGCATCCGCGACTGATTGGTGATCCGCAGTTTCGTCGCCTGCGTCGTCGCCGCCCGCGTCTCGCGGTCGCGCATCTTTCCGAGATCGTTGTAACGCTTCACGCCCTCGGCGTTCTTGAGCCACGCCGGCGCGAATTGGTTGATAACCTGGGTCAGCTTGTCGGCCGTTGCCTGATGACGGCAGAATGCTTTCAGCATCTCGTGCGTGGCTGCGGTCTCGAAGAACTGCAGCGGTTCCGACGCGGTGACCCGCCGCCAGATCTCCACCTCTTCCGGCGACATGTCCTCGCTCGGCTCCGGCCGCTTGCCGAAGTCGCCGGCGATGACCTCAAGGCCAGCCGCGGAAGGTCGCCCGCGCTGTCTCATGCTGCCTTCCTCCACCGCTCGGCGAGGATCATCGGCGTCGTTGCGTTCCAGTTGATCCGGTGGTGAATCCGGCGATGAGCCGATCCCATCTCGGAAATCTTTACGCAAGACGGCGAATACATGACGGAATAGAAGCTCTTAACGTACGTCCCGCTCTCAAGATAGAATTCGGTCATCCCGCCGGACTTGCCCTGCGTCTGATGCTGGTTGACCTGGGCCGAGACGACGGTGAGGAAGAGGTCGCCACGCCGGCCTAGCGTCGTGTAGGTGTTAACGTCCTCGTTGATCCGCCCGAAGAATTTGAATGGCCTCTCGGTCGAGCAGACGAAGGTATTCATCGCCTTGCGGGTGGCGCTGATCGCGTCCCCGAAGCTGCCGCCGCCTCCGCCGATATGGTCCCCGCCCTGCGAGATACAGACCGAAAGCGCCGGGGTCGCGTCGAGGAAGTCGACTAGAGATTCAAAGAGCTCGTCAAGGCATTCCGCCCGCCAAACCCCGTATCGCCGCGTCGTGTCGAAGCGAAAATAGAATCCGGTGTAGTCGTCGTCCAGTTGGATAAAGCGGCTCACGCCGACCTGGCGCGCGAGGTCGAAGCAGGCGTTGCGGGCGTAGAGGATAACCCGCCGGTCGTGGAAGTTGTCGCCCTCGTCGATCTCCCGCGCCACCTCGGCCTTGCTGAACGTGAGCACCCGGTCGCCGAAAAGGCGCCGGTACTCGTCCGCGGTCTTGTCCTCGTCGTCGATCACGACGTAGACGCGGCCGGTGTAGCCGAACTCGGCTAAGGTCGGGATCGTCCTAACCCGGTCCGGACGCCCGTGCGTGAGGATGAAGGCGGCGAAGTCGTCCCTCACTTGCGCTTCCTCATCCCGTCCGCCATCGCGCCCATTTTCTCGGTCAGGATGACAAAACCCTCCTCGATCGCCCGCTTAAAGTCGATGATCACCAAGGCGGAGCGCTCCATGAGCGCCTGAACGTCCGGCTCGCTGTGCGCGTAGAATTCGGCGATCGCCGCGAAGTCGAAAACCGTATGCCGCTCGGCGGCGCAGGCGAGGAAAAGACGGACGTCATCCGGAAGATTCGCCGACCCGATCTCAGCGAGAAGGCCCTTCGTCTTGTCCCTATCCATGAGATCGAAGACGTCCGGCTTCGAGCCGGTCGGCTCGTAGATCGGGGCGTCGATCCGCCGTGAATAGACCTCTTCCTCGTCCGGCTCGGCAGCGCCCGCGAGCAGCGCGTCTATATCGGAGAAACCGATAAGGTCCATTTCGAAGCCGGCCGCTTCGAGATCGGCCCACTCGTCGCCGAGCGTTCCCAAGTCCCATTCGGCATTCAAGGCAAGTTGGTTGTCGGCCAAAACGTACGCCCTTTTTTGCGTCTCGCTCCAACCCCTCGCGACCATCACCGGAACCTCGGCAACCCCTAACTGTCTCGCCGCCAACACCCTCCCGTGCCCGGCAATCACCATCCCTTCCGGATCGACCAAAACCGGGTTAGTCCAGCCCCATTCCCGCATGCTCGCCGCGATCTGCGCCACCTGCGCACCGCTGTGCGTACGTGCATTGCGAGCATACGGCACGAGCTTGTCGATCGGCCACGGCTCCACCCGAGCCGCCGGCCATT